ATTCCCATCAAAACAAAAATTAATCAGAAAAATAATAATAAAAATCCGAAAAACAAACCAATTAAGCCTAAGCGAACCACCCAGTCCGAACCTAGCAACAGAGTTCGACATGGATTGCTTAACTCGTTCAGCAAATCTTTGTCTGATCCCTTTTCCCCAGCTACTCTTGGCTGTCGTGTGCCTGATCCTTTTTCTTTTCCAACGACGACTCTTCATTCACATCAAACGACGGTACTGTCATCCATCTCTACAGGAATAACAAGTGTTGCTTTCCTTCCGAATCCACTTCTTAGTGCTATGGACGTTACAGCACAAGGGAATAGTGCCACCAAATCCATTTCTTCCTCGGGAATGGGTCAGTATACTGCTAACCCAAGCATGTACGGTGCATTGTTTGCCGGAACTGTTAACACTTTGCAGCAAGTCGTCAACAGCTATCGAGTGGTGTCTTGGGGGATTAAGATCTCAAATTTGCAAGCTGAGCTTAGTGCCACTGGACGCATTATCGTTGCAGTTATCCCATGTACAGATGAAATTCCAGGTTTGGCTATTTTAGGTAATAATTCATTTGGTACTACCGATATGTGCTACAACATCGTTGGTCAATACCGATCAGCCGTAACGTCATCTACCTTGTTGAATTATCCTGGTGCCATCGAACTGTCTGTCGGCGATCTTCTTCGTGGCGATCTCCAGATAAGTGGAACGTACGTGTCCCCTAGGTATTTCGATTTCAAACAATCCGGTGACAACTCATCGTATACAGCTACTACTTTTGAAGCAGACTCTATTCTTACTAACAACACTGGTGGCGCTGTCACGTCATCGCACAAAGACCCGATTCGATGTACTGGTGGATGTGCGATAGTTGTATACGGAGAAGGTTTACCAGCCAGTACAAATTGCTTCCAGGTTGAGAGCATTTATCATCTTGAATGTTCTCCCAACTTGCCGCAAGGTACATATACGCCCGTTCCTTCTGTCATGCCGACCTCCTTGATTGGCACTACTGAGATTGTTGAGAGTGCTTTAGCTGCTACCGCTGGCATGCGCGCATTTAAATGGGTGCAGAAA